AGGGCTTTAATACCTTCGTTCTTAGTTTTATACGGCTTAGTTGCTCCGCAGTCTATATCAACAAAAAAGGAGCGGTGGTAGGCGATATTAGATACACTCGCCTGTTTAGTATCATCGACAAAAGCAGGNGTGCCAAAGTAAACTTCTCTACCTTGCTCTAATAANGAGTCAATATACGCATCGGCTTGATCTAAAGAGGCAAAAAATTTAGATACTGGGAAACCACGGGTCTGATCGTAGTANAGACCTCTTATATTGATGTAGCCTGTTGAGCTAAACATCATGTTAAAAAACTCTCTCCGTGTCATAACCGTGCCTGTGTAAATTAAAAGGACAAAAAGGGGGACGAATCCCCCTAAAATAAACTATGACAAAGGTTTAGTCTTCGTCATCGCCCCATTGATTTAACACATCTGCTAGGTCTTTAACAGCAGGAGCTGCTTTTTTCTCCCTTACGGTAGGCGCTGGTGCAGCTTCTGCTACAGGTTCGCGAAATATAGGTGTTGCTGGTTGTTCAAAAGGTAGTTCCTTTTCTTTTTTAGCTTGCCCGTCTATAGCGCCGGGGTTGTAACTAACGGCTTGTATTGCAATTGGACTTTGTCCTTTTTCCACCGCTATATCTATTTCTTCTACGGTTAAAGGCTTGACCGCACGGAAGGTTAGTTTAGGTGTAGCCGAGCTAGTATCAAATCGCATTTCAGTTACTACACTAGTTATGCTTAAACCGTTACCGCCTAAAAATTTAGCATACGCTTCTAAAGGCATTTTGCCATTGTCTGCTTTACCGAAAATAGATTGTGCGGGCAATACCAACTGGTAAATATCGCTATCTTCCGTTGGCTGTCCAATTACTACTGCTAGCCTACGGCTAAACCTACAGGCTCTTGATGTACCTTGTCCTGATCCTGCTATGTTTTGTGGGCACAATGCACAGGCGCTGGCTTGTACTTTTTCAGAAGTAGGGTCAGGTTTAACACCATCGTTAGACCAACAAGAAGGTAGAGTGATTTCACCTTCTTTAAAAGTATCCGCATAAAAAGTCCTGCTTGTCTTAGGTGCTGCATTAATAACTACTATATCCATTGAACGGTCTTCGTTTTTCATCACCTCTTGACCGTCAACAATCATACGGAAAACATTCCCTTTAATAGAGATACGTTTGTTACTAACGCCTCCACCACCCATAAGACTTTTAGTTAAATCATCTAATGCACCTGTACGTAAGTGTGCTGGGATTACTGCGGCCGCTTCACGGAATAAAGAAATTTCNTTTGACATGTTATATGCTCCTGATAGTGTTTGCTTTGGTTATTAAATCGGTTAGTTCTTTTTTACTGTACATATTTTTATTGCTTAAACCTTTTCGGTAGGCTTTTACTAGTCCTTTATTTCTAAAGGACGCTAATGTTTGTCGGCTTACGTCTAAGAGTTTTACTACTTCCGCAGTGGATAACCACTGGTCATCAGTGAGGGACTTATCATAACCCTCGTCTAATACCTCGTCAATGTTCATCGTGTCCTCACTTTGATTTACGTACTGACACCGTATATCGGCTGTCACTGTTAAGCCCTATGGGCAACTGATCTGGGTTATCTTCCAGAAACTTTTTAATGTTTGTTTGATGNAGCCTTTGCTCCATAAGATACATAGCGTCATTGGCTTTAATAAACTCAAACATGCTAGACCAATCGCTAGTCCAGTATCTAGTNTTTATAGTGCGTGTCACTGTGCCGTGCTTGGTTTTTATGTTATCTGCACCGACAATTTTTAAAAGNTCTTGTANGTGGTCAGACACCATATCCTGTTGGGNTTTTAACTCAGAGTCTTTTTCCTCAAACTCTTTAAGTATCTTACTTCTTGCGTCTCTAAGCCTTATATAAGCNGAGACTAGCTTATCCGCGGGTATATCTGTCATGGTCTTCTCCAGTTAATCTCTTACGAAGCTCGTAAGGTGGTGTAAAGATAGCAAAGTATTTTAAATAAGTCCAACTATATTTTTATACATATCTAGTAAAGTAGTTTGCGCTGTGGTCATGGTAGTTAAGTTTGTATAAAGTGTACGCTCTACTTGACTGCCTACTAGATGGACCACTGTGCAGGGGTTTTTCTGTCCAGCTCTATGTACACGGGCGTTAGCCTGTAAATAAGTTTCCGTACTTGTTATAGGCCCCCACCATATTATGGTGTTAGCCGCATGTAGGGTCACCCCATGAGCTGCGGCTTTAGGCTGAATAATAAGCACCCTAATATTTTGAGTTGTTTGAAAGTCACTAAATATTCTCGCCCTATTGGGCGCGGTAATCCCCCCGTGTATTACGTCTGAGGGTATGCCTAGCTTATCTAAGTGTCTTTTTATTGTGACAATGCCATGCTTAAAATTTGCAAATATTAAAACTTTATGGCTACTCTGCTCTATTATTTCTGTCATTTCTTTAAGTCGTACTGAACAGTCAAACTCAATAACCTCTCCAGTATCGCTATACACCGCCCCTGAACTGACTTGTAATAACTTATTCATTTTAACAGCCGCATTAACCGCACTGACTTCTTCCCCTGCGGCTTCAAAAAGCATTTCTTTTTTTAATAGCTCGTAATACTTTTTCTGTTGGGGGGTTATAGGTGTGTCACGTTCAGTATAGACAAGCTCTGGTAAGTCTAAACATTCTTCTTTTGTATATCGAATGGCAGGTTGTAAGACTTTGTATACTGTAGCTTGCGCGTCTTTTCTTGGCACAAACTTAAACTGGGTAAGTCTTAGCATAACTTGGTCTTTAAACGCGCCTATATATTTGGGTACGTTGTTTGGGTTTACTATCTTAGCTAGTCCGTAAGCATCCATAGGCGACTGCGCCGCAGGGGTTCCTGTTAGTAGCCATAACCAAGTGTCGTGCCCTATCAATGAATTTAAAGCTTTCCATCTTCGTGTCGTAGGTACTTTTAAAGCTGACGCTTCATCACATACTATTAAGTCAAACCCGCCTTTAGCTATGTCATTAACTACTATCTCTATACCATCATAATTAATAATAACGAACTCCGCATCAGATTGTAAAACCTTAATCCTTTTATCCCTTGACCCATGAGCAATATCCACTCTACGGTGCATAGCCGTTTTAAATAAATCTACTCTCCATGCCGCATCCATAATTGATAAAGGGCAGACTATTAACACGCGGGTGATTAGCTTCTTTGTTAATAGATAGTCCGCAGCCCAGATTACACTCATTGTTTTCCCTGTGCCCATTTCTGAAAGACAAAAGGCTCGTTTATTTGTGGTTAAAAATGACGCGGTTACTTTTTGGTGGTCAAAAGGTTTAAATATACCCGGCCACTCGTATTGCTCTTCTATAGGAGAAGGTGCTTTTTTAAACCCCAACATGTGCAATAAAACAGTATTGTGAAGTGTCCATTTAACAAGCACTTCGTAGCCTATGTCTGGTATTTCACGTATCACTTGAGATTGCTGTATAACCTGAGTTATTTTCTCAGGTGTCCGAGTGCGAATTAATAACGCCTTATTATCTATGATTTCCATACTAGTCCTGTTTACCAATCACTTACGGTGATGAATCGGGGTTATGCTTAAAGGTAATCCGTCTCTTCTTCGTCTTCTGTTTTTAATAAGTCAAGTAAGTGGGGTTTCACTATATCGGCACTCATTACCCACCCTCTAACCTTATTGCTACAATACTTTCTCTCTCTTTTAGCTATGCGCCATGTAAACTCACACAAGGCATCTATATTGCGCTCTATTATTTCTTCGTTTAACCCTGCATCTTTGGCCAATTGTTTTACGGATCGAGTTTTTATTATCATTTTGGCTTGTCATATTTGTTTTTAGGTTTGCCATCAGTGTCTCTAGCAAAGGTTCTATTTTGTTTAGCAGGGGCTAAGAAGGTACCATCTTTATTAGAACCACCTTTAGCCAATGATTTAACGTGGCATACATCTTTGCCCTTACGATCTACACCCTTTTTATCTAATGCTCGTCTGGCGCGTTGGCGTTCCATCCTGGCTTCAAAAGCACCGGGCTTTGCTTTTTCTAACGCCCTCTCGTGGGTATAGTCTCTCTTTTTAGCCGCCACTTGAATTACCTTTAGTCGTTTGATTAAGTATGGCTACAATTTTAGCCGCGTAATGCTCCTTATCTTTAGAGCTATTTTTAGGGTCATTATAAAGTTCTAACAAATCTTTTATCGCCTTATTCATTTTAGTCTCCATTAATTATTATAGGTAGTGCAGCGTGCAAAGTGTAAATTAGTAGGACCTCGCACCTGCACTCTCGGTATTTGTAAGGCCAATAACCCGATAACCGCCAATTACCCCTTTGGCACTGTCTGGTTAACAAAGGTTTGTAAATTACTTATTCTTCCCATTATGAGGGCAACTTAACGTACTGCACCATTGGCGGCACAGGCCATTAGGTTTAGCATTAAAAACACCCGTATTATACGCTTTTTCTCTTTGAGTCAATAGGTCATGATATGTTGCAAAGATGTCTAACCCATTAGCCGCTGTAAAATCTTCTTTAATAAATTCTTTAGACACTACGAATAGTAGTGAGGTTTTAATTTTTTTAATCTCAGGATGCTTGAGAAACAACGCAGCAGCCATAAGGGCTAATTGTTTTATGTCTGCATATTTAGCGCTCTTACCTGACTTGTAGTCTACTATCCAAGCCTTATCTCCATCAAGGATAACCAAGTCTGCCACACCCCTAAACCAAACACCAGCATCGTCAAAATTGCAATACTCCAGTCTTCCGGCATCATTTTTCTTTATTCCTACTTTTAACTCGCATAACTTTTCCCCAGGTATTTTATTTAGTTTGTCTAAGTAAGGCTTAATAAAAGCAAACCTAGCATCAATAGCTTTACCGTCCCTAATATATTCTTCGGCGGCTAAGTGTAACTGCACCCCATACAGGGTTGCCTCTGTTTCTTGGTACCCTACTTCTTTAGTTACTCTTTCTGACTCATACTTCTTAGGGCATGTACTAAATAACTTTATAGAACTAAACGACCATGCTGGGGGGATTGCCATATTATCCTGCTTCTTTTAGTGTCCTGCCAAATGACCCCTCAGCTCCCAATGGTATACCGGGCATCCATGTAGGTTCTTTACATAACTCCCCTATGATAAAATCTAAGGCTTCTTGAGCTTCATCTTCAGGAACTACGCAGTAACAACTATCATGGATAGTGAGGGCAATTTTATATCGCTTGGTTATTCTCACCATAGCTTCGCCCATTATACACCTTGCCAGCCCCTGTATGGTGTTTTGCACAACTTTTCCAGAATATATTTTACGGCGTGATCCTCTATGACTTGCGTATGTCCACTCAGTGCCTGTATCTGTGGATACTTCTCTTAAGTCTGGGTATTTTAAATACAATCCCGAAGGGAACAACACTCCTTTATTACCAACTACAGGCAGGTTAATAGTACCAAAGGTAGAAGCTACATTGTCCCGCATATCCTTTAACACTTGATTACCCTTAGCCCACGTAGCTTTTACTTGATCAAACTCCTCCCTGTATAGGTCTACGATACGCTTTGCTTCTGCCGCGCCTATATCAGTGCCTGACATTGCTCTAATAGATTCTCTTAACTTAGCCGCCCCTGTTGAAAATCCTAGTCCGAGTACCGATGTTTTGCCCACAAAGCGTTGGTCTTTTGTGACTTCATCATAAGATATTTTAAACGCAGAGGCTGCAAATTCTTTATAGAGGTCTTTACCATCAGCAATAATCTTGAGCTTATTAAGCTGCCCTGAGAAATATAAACTAACCCTTAGCTCTATATTACTTAAGTCCGCTCCGACTATTACGTGACCTTCTGGGGCTTGTATAGCCGATTTAATGGGCGAATTTCTAGGCACGTTCTGCATATTAATACCATCACACCCGCTCCATCTCCCAGAGACATCAGCCCCATAATATTTAAGCGGTATGGGCATTGCCCCACCTGCGTTAGCTATTTCTATAAAGCGTTCAGTCCTAGTTTCTTCCAGTGTTGACTTAGTCCCTAACCTTGCTGCTACTATAACCTGCACTTCAAGACTTGGATAGTCTAACAAGGCTTTCATATCTTCATCAGTCTTAGCAAAAGCATATGTTTCTTTGCCTGTTGTTGGGCTTATCTTCATGGGAGGTACTACCCCATACGATCTTAGGACCTCGGCAAACTTAGGGTTAGACATCAAGTCTTCTTTAACCATACCGCTTGCAGATAACAACTCTTCCTTACGTTTCTTAGTATGATATAAATGATCTTCTAAGGTAGGTAAGTCCAAAATAAAACTAGGTTCTGTGTGCATACGAATAGTCATGTCAATAAGTTTTATCTCAGTCTTATTGAAGTGCGGGGCTAACTCTTTAAATAACCCATGCGTAAGTTCTACATCATTTATGCAGTATCCGCCATACTTAGCTAACTCTTCTTCGTTAAAGTCTACCCGCTTGACCCCCATAGCACTGACTACTTCTGTGCCTTTTTGTCCAAGTTTATAGTGCAAAGCTAATTTAGCTAAACTACCTCCAACTTCCGTACCATGAACTGCACGAGCCATAGATAAAGTATCTAGCCATAGCTTAGGTTTTATACCGAATTTCCATGTAAGAATAGTTGCATCAAATAGAGCATTATGGGCATATACCCAAGAGTTCTTCCAATCAAACTTAGCTAACCAGGCACTAGTCTCATCCATCGTGCCGCTAAACCATTCAGTGGGGCTATCATTTACTTTTACTGCTACTCCGATAACCTCGAAGAGTGGGTGGTCTACGTATGCTTGGGTACTTATTTTTGAAAGGCTATAGGTTTTACTGTAAAAAGTTTCAAGGTCTACTCCGATAATATCCATGATTTTAAGTTCTCTATGTTGGTTTCATTAATGACCCACGCTACACCCTTTGCGGCTTTTATTCGTTCTATTTCTCTAGCCTGTATAGCTGTGGCTTGCTTGTTACCCGCTTTTGTTTCTATCGCTAAAAAGTGTCCTTGATAACAGCTGATAAAGTCAGGGATGGCAGACTTACCATACCCCGATCCAACAGGCATACAATACCAAGCCCCTACTTCATCTAGGATTTCTTTCACCCGTTTTTTAATTTTACCTTCGGGAGTCATAGCCATTAGGGTTTTAAGACCTCACGTATTTCATTAGCCAAGATAGTTTTCTCCTTTTCTATACAGGTTCTAATAAGTTCTTCAATGGCCTCTGCTTTGGCGGCTGTAACCATACCGTGCCAAATACTATAAAACTCTGCTATATGGTCGCCTGTAACATTAAGACAAGGTAGCCCATTTAAGGTGCTAAGCTCTATGGTTACTATTTTGACTTCTTCTTTTAGTTCTTCTTTTATTTCTTCATTCATTATATTACCCCTACTGTATTTAAAACCCATAATAGGTTTGTTACTATTAGTCCTACTGTTAGAAAGCTAATACATTTCTTTTGATTAAGTAGCCTAGCTGCGGCTACTTCATGCAGTTGTGCCACCATTTCGTCATACTCTGGATCTTCTTTATTTTCTTTATACTCATCCCAGCATATATTTAGTTCATATATTATGTCACCTGTTGATACTTCTACTTGGTCTTCTAGTCTAATCCAAGTCATTGGGAACACCAAAGATAATAGGCGCAATAGTTTGTAGCTGTTGTTTAATCTCTAATGCAACTTCACGTACTTCTAATTGGGCTGACTTAGACGATCTTAGTTTAATAAAATCTACCCATGCTTGGTAATTACCACATACATAGAGTTCCGTTTCTTGGGCTTGAGGCAGAATGTACCTTGCATCTTGTTTAGTGAAGCCGCCCTCGCGCAATTCTTTATATAGTTGAAACGCATCCTGTACATGTTTATCTATCACGTTAAGGTTTTCTGGGTCTAAGGTCTCAAAGGCTACAGGAAAATAGACTTCCGCTTCGCTTTCATCGCAGTANCTGGAGCTACGCACTANATAATCTAGGTGCTTACTGCGTGTTAATTGAGCCAAACACACCTTGCTAATCCCTTCGATACGGAACACAGCAGAGCCAAATCTAAGGACAGATAGGTGCCCCACCCCAATAATGTGAGCCAATCTTTTCTCATCGTTTCCTTCTCTACCATAACAAATACCAGCATACTTACCTAAATTAATAGGGTTCGTGTGTTCTTCTAATGTTACTTTCATAATTTATAGCCTCTTGGATACATAAAACGTATGGTTCTGTATTCTACGGGTAATCTTACCCGCGTATTTTGGTACCTTACTTCTTTCCCACGAGTCCGCAGCTCCGACAATAGACTTACCGCCCGCTAGGGCTACCGCTGCTATGTCATAATAATACACTGCTAAATCCGCAGGTGGACTCTTACGTGTAACCCCTTTTATGCTACACACGGTACGTTTAGTTATTTTAGCCCTGTTGATACTTGCCTGAGCTATAGCCACTAAGCCTTCTAAACTTTCTCCTGATGCTTCGCTAACCATAATGCTAGCTAAGCACTCTTTTTCTCCCGCTTGGCTTAGTGTGGGCAATAACACTAAGAGCAGGGCTAATACTTTCATCTATACCATACCATAATTGTTACCTCTGGTGTTTTATAAAATGCACTTCACCTATAGGGTGTTCCTTACCGCAGTCCGCGCATATCTTTTTATTTAACCCATAATAGTTTCTAAAGATAGTGCATCTATGAGAAGGCTTAAACCATTTTCTTATTAAGGATGTCATTTCTTACCCTCTAGTTTCTCAATCTCTCTTGTTAGATATACCCTAGCTTTCATTAAGTCTTGCAACTTATTACCTTTGTGATCCGCACGGGAAATGTATTTAACCACATTACCTAAGCTATAGTTTAAGTTCCATTCGTCAATCACATCCCATGTTTCATATTTAGAGTGGGTGTAATGTGCAGGGTTACTTATGTTATCTGACTTTGGTTTCCAAACAGGTCTAACTGTTGTTTCGTAGTGACTGCTTAGGCTTCTATCTTCTATATCGCTCATTATATCACCCCCCATTTAACGTACCCATAAACGGCCAGTAAAACTGCAATACCCACAACTATAAGTGCGTGAGTATCATAGTACCCCTCAATTTCTCTTTTCTGTTTCATATCTCGCTCACGTCTCTACATTCAATTGAACACCATCTGCGCCCATCAGGTACTGGCGCGTCACATTCCCAACAGACCCTTGACTCATTAACATAGGGATTAATATCTTTTTTATTAAGTTTGATCTGTGCGTCCAGTATCATCTGGGCTTGGTCGTTAGCTTTGTCTATATCATCGGCCATACTGTTCACTTATTTTAAAAGGGTTCTTCTGTTTCTGGGGTTTTCGATTTTTGTTTGACGTTTTGTTTGCCATTCTTCTTAGCCTTTTGTCCTGCGTTAAACCCCGATTCATAAATCAGGCGTATAGTTTCTACAAGGTCGCTTTTTGAATACCATAATTCGTAGCACTCATCTTCTGATAGCATATATACCCTCTTATCTTTGATAAC